GATCAGCCGCCTCAACAAACGAATCTGTAACAGGTGACCATGAGTGCCTGCAATTATACCCACCACATGAGATCTTAACACTCTTACCTTGACCGTTATTGAGGTCGGCCATCTGTGACTCATCGATCACTAGGTTAATGAGAGCTCGGCAGAATGGTCGCGTGATACCATCCTTGGGGCCAGTGTATAGGTATAGATCTAGATCAGCGGCAGTGGCTGCGGTAGCGGTGAGGGAACGCCCCAACTCACTTATAGCAGTCCTCACCTCTGTGAGCTCCCTACCCTCTGACTGCTCTAGCCTTCGCTGAAGATCACCAATCACCACATCAACAGGAAGTTGAGTAGCCAGTGATTGGAAAGCATCCCTCATGGCCTTCTTGTAATCAGGCAGTATCACATCTTCAAAGATGGCTGTACTAGCGTTAGCTTGTAAGAGATCCATCTGAGGCATAGCCTGAGGCGATAGATCTACATTGATCACCTCAAGCGATTTCTCAAAAGCATCTCTAATTCTATCACTCTGCTCGATAAACTCATCAACAGTTAGGCCCATCCCGCTCCTAAGCAAGAGGTCTAGTAGTTGGTCATCATCAAACGAGAGTAATAGTTGTGGATCGGTGGTCAGTGCCACCTGTTCCATCCGAGCGACGAGCTGTTGACGTGCTTTAGAGAGTGAGCTCTTGAAAGCTTTCTCTGCTGCCACCTCAGCCTTTAATTGATCTCGTCTCGCTCGTATCAATTGAGCTACAGGGCCACGCTCCCCCTTGACCTGATTGTCTAGGTCTTGGATGGCTTTTTTGTCTGCGTCCTCTTCTGCTAAGAGGTAAGCCCTGAGTAACTCATACATCTTAGCTGTGGGTGCCGGTTAGGACGTGGCCAAGGGTAGAGTCGATAGCCTTAAACTGAGAGACCTCCTCAGCGTAGACATAACGACGGGTCTTGTCGAGGCTGTCATATTGGCCGGCTACCATGCTTCCAAACTGGAAGTTGAGAGCCGCTACAGGCATCCCCTTGACGTTTCCGCTCTTTTGTACGATTGCATCAGCACCTTTGAGGATACCCATAAAGAGCTTGTCACCACCCCAAATGTAACCCTCTGAGCTAGTCGCACCGGGTACAGCAGTATCTTGGCGAGCGGCTCCAACGTAGATGTTAGGAATACCGAGCACTGAGCGAAGCACCTCAATTACTGCCTCATCACTGAGGATGAGGTTGCCTGAAGCCACACCATTAGCCAAAGTACCAACATAGCCACGCACCTCAGGGTTACGCGCTAGCGCTCTGAAGGTCTTACGACCGAAGATGAGCGTATCAGGGTTGATACCATGAGCCGCCTCGAAGACGGTATCTTTGAGCTCATGCAACTCAGAGAGTGGCTCAGCTCCGGTAGCGTCAAACGTAGCTGAGGCCGCTGAGGTGTTAAACGAGGTAGCATCAAAGAGGAGGTCTGCTGCTCGCTTCTCGCGTGCAAGCTTCATCACTCGAGCAACCTTACGCGCTAGTCTTTGCTCTTCGCTTCCAGGATACTGAGAATCGAAGATGTCCTCCATAGCGATAGAGTCAGAAGCCGCGTAAATCTTAGCCTTGAAGGTCTGTGAAGTGCGATCAAAGCCACCGATGGTAGCGCGTGATGAGCCGGGAGCACGCTCTAAGTCGAGCCCAGCACCAGCACCCATAAAGTTACGGGTCTCCTCGAGGAGAATGGTACCTGAGCGCTCAGGAACAACGATAGGCTCAAAGACCTTATCTGCAATCAACTGATCATCAGAAGGCACAGCCTCGACGACAAGGTTGGTTAAGATTTGGTCTACTGGATGTAAATTAGAATATGAGCTAGCCATGTTTCAGCCTCCTTATACTAAGCTGGTAGGGCCAACGAACATAACCTTAATTTGATCGCCAGCAGAGGCAGTCTTTTGGTTAATGTTCGGGATGATGCGAGCAATGGGGAAGAAGGTAGTATCAGTAGCTTCACAAGCTTGTACTTTACCATCAGTGATAGCCGCCAAGATTGGGGTACTGTTGAAGGTGAGAGACTCACCAGCGATAACGCGAGTGATACCGTAGATGAGAACCTCAACTACCTCACCTGAAGCGCAAGCGCGTTGAGCGACACCAACCACGTTATCATCAGTGGCAGCGTCTGTGATTACGACCTTGCCATCTCCATTGAGAGAGACAATAGCGAACTCAGTGATGGCCTCACCAGCCACGAATGAAATGATGTTATCAGTATTAGCCATGGTTATCCTCCAAAGGCTTGATTGTAGAAGTCAGGGTTCTCGCGTCGAACTTTCGCGAGAGCCTCAGAGTAGGTGATGCCCTCTGCCTTAGCAGTGGAGGTCACACGCTCGTTAAGAGATTGTTGGTTGATCTCCTCACCGCTTGCTCCGTGGCCAACCTCGTTGAGAGGTACAGCTTGTGATGGTTTGCGCTCTGAGAAGAATGCCCAAAACTCAGGCTGTAAGTCTCGGAGCTCCCAAGCCTTGCCTGCTACCTCCTCTTCAGCGGGTGAAATACAACCCTCTGAGAGTAGAGCGTTTACAGCTTGTTTCTTAAGTGAAGCGTCACGCTCGGCGGTGAGGGTGGCTACAGTCTCACGAAGAGACGCGACCTCAGAGAGAAGAGAGGCGGCCTCTGACATCTTGTTATAATCAGAGCCCATCTTGTTTTTCTTCTCGTCTTCGTCTTCAGCCATCTTAGCTTTATCCTCATCAGACTCAGCCATCTTAGCCTTATCCTCATCAGACTCAGCCATCTTAGCTTTATCTTCATCATGCTCAGCGTTGAGTGAAGCTTCAGCGTCTTCTTGCATCTCTGAGATTTTGCGCTCTAGCTCTTTAACCATCTCATCTTTAGCAATGAGCATAGCGCGTAAATCGTCAGCAGACATTTCTTTGATGTTGTCCATCATGTCTAACCTTTCGTTTAGGGTCACCCGGTCAATCTGCGCGTGAGATTGGGCAGGTCGGGGAGTGAGTGTGATAGCGAGTAATTGAGCATCCCCAATCTTCTCACCACCTAAGCGGTTGAATACCTCGCCAGTGATAAACTCAGGAGAGCTCCACAACACACCACCGGCCTCAGAAACGACCTTAAGGCCGCGCTCATTATAGGCAGGGATGGCGTAAAGCCCATCTTCTCTGAGTTCTAAATCTATGATCATGCCTAGCGCGTTGCCGCTCTCCGGTGGAGCTGGTGGCCCTCCTTGGAATGGAGATGTAGCGTGTTGCCAGTCGATGATTACAGGGTCTTCCTCTTTACGCTCTCGGTAGACTCGGAGCATCTCACCGAGCATCTCAGAGGTGATCTCTTGGCCTATGTTCTCGCCATTCATACGAGATGAGACCTGACCTAAGCCAAGAGTTTTAAAAGGTCGGCCAATCGTTAGGCCATCGGGTACATCATAGCTAGGAGCCTCTGACAATTGGAGAGCCTCACCATAAGCCCTGAGTGAGTTGGTTTTCTCATCTGCTAAGTTCATCTGTTTGACTACCTTTCGAGCCCAAGCGAAGCCTGCATCACCTCCCCAACCCTGCCAAGCCTGCCAACCTTTCCCCTGCTCATCCCAAGTTGAGCCCTCTTTATCTACCTCGTGTCGAGTGAAATAGGCGAGCATCCTACGGACTGTTTCTGGGCTTAGGTCTTTACCGGCTTTGAGGTCACGAGCTCGAGCTAGACCCACATCAGTCATGCCGCGCTGTGAGGGAGGCTTTGAAGCTCGCACTTCTAAAGCTCGCTCAGCCGCCTCACGAGCTCCCTGAGGTGGTGAGAAGTCTATGTGACTATACTTTTGAGGTGCTAGGGCTTCTGCTTTTTTCTCGGTTCTTTGTGGGTGACCTTTGGGTAAAAGATCTAGATCAGTGTTATAGGCTTTCTTACGCTCACCTGTTCCAACCAATTTGAGAAACGTTCTAACGCGAGCTAAGGCCCACTGTGTTCTCGTCATTCCGGGACGATGAGACACAGAGAAAGCGCCAGCGCCCCGACGGAATACAGCCTTGAGCATCCCCATATCAACACGACGAGAGCCCTTCTTGTATTTCTCGTTGTGCTTATCTCTCATGTTCTCAAGAGCTTTGATAGCCGTTTCACCAATCTTGATGCTACCTCGTGAGCCACTAGCAGAGCCCTTAGGGTTAGCTTTACTGCCGCTGATCCGGTCTTTCTTTGGGGCT